GTAGAACTCGTTCATCTCAGCTTTGGTTGTGAATGAACCATATCGTTCTGACATTGATTTGTACTCATTAGCCATTGAAGTTAATAACAACTGACCCAAGTCGAGTTTATCTGCTTCAGTAGGCCCATCCTTATACAAGATTTGTAACCACTCTTGAAGAGTCTCGTGCATGGCAGTACCAAAGACAAGGTGAATGGATGGGTCAAAGTCTTTGTGACCATCCATATAGGTTAACTTCCATTGTTTAGGGCAGTTCGCCCACATCGTATATTGGGAGTATGATACTTTGGAAACCCCACCTACGTCTTCTCGTATGGAGAGGTTAAACACATTTGATACTTCTGACTTTTTCATATACTCTAATATACAAAATTATGGCGGAACCACCAAATTTTAATGTTATTAAATTGTTAAGTTTTAACAATTACTTTGCCCATTTTCCGTTTTGGACTAATTGGGCAATGATACCATATACTGATAAATCTGCATAGGTATCTTGTAGTGATTCACCAACCTCATCTGGCTGACCTAATACTACGAGTTGTTTTAGTCTCTGAACCTTATCGTTCATTCTAAACCATAATCCGGTTAGTGATAATTTTACGTCATCTTTTGTCTCCAACGGAGTTCCAACCGAGATGTTACCTGGTCCGTAGTTTCGTTGTTTTTTACAAAAGGTCTCGTATTGTTCCCACATGATTCTTTTGTACTCTTCCATCATTTCAGGATAAGTATCCTCACAAAATTCTCTTGCGGTCATCTCACCATATATGGGTCTTTCTTCTTCATTAACCCACTCAACTTTAGTCTTTGCTTCTTTTATTATTTCAGCCATTTTTTTATGTCTTTTTTATCTACACCAAACTTTTGAATAATCTCAATTACTTCATCTTTTGATAAAATTTCAAGATAATCCTTAACTTCACGTTCTGATACTTCGAAGTATCGTGTCAAGTAACTCAATACCTTATCATTATACTTGTCACCACCCTTTGCTTTTATATACTTGTCGAATGACTTTTTCTTAGGTAAGACATCCAAGTATAACTTGTATACATCTTTCGGTGAGAGTTGGCCAATGGTATATTGTTGTAACTCATTGACCAACTCAAGAAGACCCATATTCATAGATAGAAATCTATTTACCATATATGGTTCGAAACTCTTTTTGTCCATAACTGAAAGGGACTCCCAAGATGTTTTCTTCTCCTTTATTCCCGAAAGGTGTTGAAATAAGGTCTTAGCTTTCTTTGCTTCCGCCATCTTCAAAAAACTCTTTTGGAGTGAACTTTGGATGTACTGTCCCACATTCATTACAAATGACTACGGGAATAGGTAACATGGATGCTTGACCTGATGGTGACTGAACTGCTGGCACTTCCTTGTACATGGAAACTTCCGTAAAAAATATACCATCACAATTAGGACAAGTTACTGTTGGTAACTTGAATGGGTCTAATTGTATTTGCGGTGCTGGTTGTGCATTAGATGGACCACCCATACTTACTACTTTACCTTTTTTCTTAGCCATAACTTACTTGTTTTCTTCTACCGAAGCCTTACGATACTCAGTAACTAATTTCTTCAACTCACCAATTGCTTTTCTAGCTTGGGTAGATGACTTCTTAGTCGTTCCATTGTGAGACTCGGTGAAGTCTGCAAATAGCTCGGTCATTTGTTCGAATAATTCGTTTGAATTTGCCATAATTTACTTTCCTATTGTTATTAATATATTTAACATCATCGCCATTACGTTGATTTCCTTATCAACTACCATTGCGTCTTTGTACTGACCATCTGCGATGTTTAAGATAGTCTGACCCACTTTACCACTTGCGTAGTTATCTACCTCGTCATAAAGAGAACGATACAATGGTGTAAAATCCTTTAATTTTGAATCATTGATGATTTGTCTGATTTCCGTGAATTGTTCTTTGATGTCACCACTTTTTTGTAAAACCTTAATTACATTATCGGTGTAATTAGCTTGTACAGTAGATGTGGTATCAATCTTTAACTCACCCTTGACAACTTGACGTTGTGCTGCGTTTAGTACTCTACGAATATCAGGATATCCACTATTCACCAACACGGCAAGGTCTTCGTTGTTAAACGTAACACTTTCTTTATTTAAGATTTGGTGTAAACGTTTAGCTACTTCCTTCTTTGATGGAGGTGCAATAGCAAATGTTTGACATCTTGATTGGATAGGGTCGATTACCTTCTCCACATAGTTACACGTTAAGATAAATCGTGTTGACTTACTGAATGTCTCCATAAGATTACGGAGTGCTGCTTGTGCGTTTGGTGTTAAGTAATCAGACTCATCTAATATTACAACTTTCCACTTACGGAATCCCATAGATGATGCGAACCCTCTAATCTTATCCCTAACTGCATCTACTGAGTTTTCATCAGATGCGTTAATGTACATAACATCACAATCAATTTGGTTTGTAATGATTTTAGCGAGAGTGGTTTTACCAGTACCTGCTACTCCATAAAGTAGTAAGTGTGGTACGTCATCATTCTCGATATAAATCTTTACCTTCTCAAGGATATGGTCGTTACCTACATAACCTTCTAATGTGTCTGGTCGATACTTCTCAACCCATAGTGAATTACTCATCGTCCTACTTCTTTTAAGTATTGTTTTTTTGCTTCTTCCCAAGACATACCAATGATGTCAAGATAAAATAATGGTTCTGGTTTAATACGACCCTCATCAAATAGTTTAGAGTATCGTTTAATAGCCTTCTTCTTCCACCACCTCATAGTATAATCGTCACCTTCCTCAAACTTCTTCTTTAGTTTCAATTCACTTTCGCCAATCTCATTACGAAGAAACTCATTTCCATTATCATACATCATAGCGAAGTATACACCTCGTTTGAATCCATGCATATAATGACTTTGTTTAATACCCAATTCTTTGAATATCATTGATAGGATACGTTGCTTTACACCTGATACAGGTCCAGCAATCCCATCCTTCTGAGTTGTGTGTCTAGCATACTCATCTGGCTGGTTTTCTTTTAACCATTGATGCCATACATCATAAACTGAATCATCTGGCTTGGTAGCAACTTTACCAGCTGACTCACCCAATGTTTTGAAATGTGGAATACCATTATATTGAGAGTGGATACCATATAGTGAAGTAGTACCTACTGCAATAAGTTCTTGTCCGTACTTTTCTTTCCAATGTTCACGAACGACTGGAGATGTAGTCATACAGGCTACTAACTTACCACCTAAGAAGTTATATCCTAATGGTTGAGTACACACAATAGTACTTGCTATTGTAGTGTGATTCAATCTACCATCTTGGAATTTGTTCTCCTTAGTCCATCCTATATAGTTATCCCTAACTCCCAATGAAGTGACATCAGAACCCAAAGAAACCAACCCCAACATCTTACCACTTACTCGGTCTTTAATGTACATCTTTACATTACGACCTGGATTAGCAGTGAATGACATTGTATGGATTAACTTACGGATTTCAGTCCAACGAGTGGATTCTTTGGAGTCAGTTACAATCTCAACGTATGGGTCAAGGTCCTCAATCTCTTTGATTGTTTGGTCCTTGTTCGTAATGTCAGTAGGTGACCATAGTTGGTCAATATACTGAGCCATTGCGGCTTTCCGTTTCATTGAAGTTGGTAAGTCTGAATTCCACTCATCCCACTTTTTGTAAAGCGTCTGCTCTTCTACTGACATTGACGAAAGGTAGTCCATATTCTCAATGAACTTTTCTTTCTCAACATTATAGTCAAACACCGGCTTCGTTGGTTCTGTGTCCCAAAACTGCATATTACTTAATCTCTACTAAATAGTAATTAGACTTGAATCCATCATGCTCAAATGCAACGTGAGCAAGACCTTGTGGTGAAATCTTCAAAGAAGATGACTTAGCACCACGATTAGCACTTAGAATCTCTTTCAAGTACTTAGCTGAGAATGAAATTGGTTCAACATCACTTTCACACGTACACTCGACATTCATAGAGATTCGGTTAGAGTTGATTTTAGAGTAACCTAAAATTACCTCACCTTTGTTTTCTTTACACGTAAATGTAAACGTGTCTGAATCAGACATAGCACCCTTAGCTTTTGTAAAGGTAGCGATGAAATCACCATCCATAGTTACATTAGATGTAAATGGTGGAAGTTGTTTTAGTTCAGGTACTACTGGAATAACTGAGAGGTCAGCCAACATATAGTTTACTGAAGTTTTACCATCAGAGAATACCAATGCAGCCGTACCTTCGGATACATCAACTTGACTACCCAATACACCAAGTAGACCTTTTAATTGAGATGTGGTATAAACCCCATACTCTCCATTTGGAAAACCAGTCTCTTCACTCTCAACAGTACCCAATAGAGTTTTGTCATCAGAGATGAATGAAACTTGCATTCCGGCGTCAGTAGAATTAACTTTTACTGACTCCACTTCACCACCCAAGTTGTAACGAGAGATGAAACCTTCAATAGAATTCTTTTTCATTGTTATTATTTGTTATTTATTATACTAATATACGAAATTAAATTGGACTATCCAAATTAAAATGAGAAAAATTGTGCTGCAGCAGCAAGGTTGGGATTTGGTTTCTCCCAATTCATTGCTTTGTAGAAGTCATCGAGTTTGTTATTCAACTCCTTCTCCCAAATCAAATCATAGTCAATGTATTGTTCAATGAATGCGTTTATCTCAGGTGGGTCGGAGTGACCAGTAAATCCGGTAGTCTGAAGTCCAAGTGGATTCTTCTTTAGATATACCCACTTAATCTTATCACCATCCTTCATTGGTTCATATTTGTAAGGAGCATCAAACTTCTTCAATAGTTGGTTGTAAGTAAGTGCAGCCTTTACGTGAGCAGGTGTCCCCTTCATGAACTCACCAAGTGCTTGGTCCTTAAACCTATACTTAGACATATCCTTTACAGCCGAGTTCTTTGCGATATTCACAAATGGTTGGTCAGTCATCCCATCCTTATAGTTTAGGATTTTATCGTCCAACTTCTTCTTGTCCTCATCTTTTAGGATATCCATCAGTACAGTAGACATTACCTCTTTGAAGTATACTGGAAATGATGAACGTTTTACATCTAACCCCTTCACATCCAACTTATCACAATCAACGGTATTATCATTTATAATCCATTGAGCGTATCTCTTCTTCGATACCCAAAAACCACCCTTAGCGATAGTCTCTTGTTTGATGTCGAATCGGTGAGTGTCTACGTTGAACAATTTAAATGCCATCATATCATACACCTTGTTGATGTGCTCTTCAACCTCTTTAGCGACTGATAGAATTGCTGGAATCATTTGTTCATCCGAGTTCTCATCGATTTCAGGATTACGAGCTTTTACAAGTGGTGCTGCCTGATAGAATACGGAATCCGTATCAGTATACACATTATAATCTGCTTCCTTACCAATGTTCTTTGTGTAGTATTGGTTAGCAATCAACTCGGTAGTCTTAATTACAGTCTGACCTGTGATTGTGGTTGCCTCAGCATTATCCACATCATAGAATCGGAATGATGGTAGACCAAGTACCCCATATAAGGAGTTCAACATAATCTTTTGTACCAACTGACGTTGAGAGTAGAACTTATACAACTCATCATTACCTTCCTTACCATACTTCTTCATAAGGTCTTTGTATTCCACACGTTTGTCAAACCAAACATTAAGAATCTCAGGAATCACACCCACCTTATCTCTACGATATAGAACACCATTAGCAGCAACTGAGTAGTTTGACTTTTCGATAAAGTTCATAAACTTATCCTTAGCCAATGGAGGAAACTCATTACCATCGTCATCGATAATTGAATATGTTTCAATCTTACCCTTCATATGGTCTTCAGCCACATAGTTCTTTAACTTACCAATCTTTGTCTCTGGCGAGATATTGATGGTCATAATGATAGATGGATATAGTGATGTTAAATCCAAATCATATACCCATTTGTAAAGACCAGGTTTAGGTTCTTTTACATATGCGCCGGTAAACTTACCTTCAGCCTCAGTTCCATCATCATTACGTGCTCTTCGTCTTGGTTTGTTTGGAGCAACACGACCACTCCTACGTAGGAACGTTAACATTGCACCCTCTA